AACTACATAGTCAAAATACTTGTTACGAATCTTCTTAGTAATGTCTTCACGGTCAGCATCGTCAGAAGTAATATTTCTGCAAATGGTAAAACCACGTCCATATTCGGTGGCTAATTGCTCATCACTATAATCAGAATACAAGTGAAATCTCTTGTTACAATCAACTACATCATTGCCAAAAAGTTCCTTAAGTCCAAGAAGCAAACAGTCATCTTGATAATCAGTCAGCCAAGGAAATTGCTGTGATCTTTGGTTTCCAGAAATATATAGAATTTTCATGAATATATTGTACACTCCGAAGCAAAATTAAGCTCTCACTTCAATTGTACATTTTACATCCACTTCGAAATCAATGCAAACGTCCGCAAGTTTATCAAGTAAATTAAGTTGCCCTATAACTATCAAATTATCAGGAGATGGATTGCTTACAGAAATCAATTCTTGAGCAGAATATATTTTCTTTTTTAAAGCTACTGGATTATATACGCCTTCTTTTTTATTCATATTCAAAGCATATAGCAATGGCAAAATATATTTATCTGAAACTTCTAACTTATTTGTTCCATCTTGCAAATCACACATAAATAATTGAAATGAATATGCTACCAAAGGTTTGTCTTCAATAATGTATTCTCTGCAAAATTCGTGATCATAATTAAGGGTATGTTTGAAACTATTGTCTCGAAGAATATTTTCCCATTCTGATATGCTTCTGCGATTGTTGAGTTCCAAAATATCTTGCAACAATACTAACATTATCGAACTATAATTTGACGGGGGAATTACTTGACCTTTCCAAAGCACATTATCAGCGCTAGGATGAGATTTAATATCTGGTTCAAATACAAGAAGTGTGTAACTCATAAAGTTATTCTACATCTGGATTTGCTAATTTTTCATAAGTTTCAAAAAACTCTTGAGCTGCTATCCTGTAAACTTCTTGATATGATGGTGATGGAGAAACAATATAATCTCCAGGCTTCAAGGACATCAATCTGCCCCATTTAGCTACAAATTCCAATTCCGATCCATAATATCTACAAGCTATTATTTTGCCTGTTGGAATATAAACTGCACCTTTATCATAATAATAGAAAAACCTATATCTACTAAACAACATATCGCAGGGAACAATGTATTCTTCTTGGCACTCAGTTTGTAAATTTTGAACTATAAAATCGCCTTCTTTTGCATAGTTTGTAGTCTCTAAACCATCTGCAGTCCAAGTCTCTATATATTCATTTATTTGAGCAGGATAAGCATAAATTAGGCAAGTCTTATAATACTCTTGCCCATTGTCTCTTATTTCAGGAAAGAAGTAAGAGTATGCTTCTTCCTGTATCATTACAAATCACTTATTTTTGATTCAAGTGCGTATAGACTTGTCTCTGCTTCATCTAGGGCCGCAAACACTTCTGTCAGTTTGTTTACTTGATCCTCAGGAAGATTGTTTGGATTTTCAGCTGTATTTATTTTTCTGTAATTTTGATCATATTTAGATTCAACATTACCAATAACTGTTTTTAAATATTCTTTAGCCTGGTCCATTTTTCTATACATTTCAGAGACATCAATTCCAGATAAAGTTTTTGTAACTTCTGTGTATTGACCAGAATCTTGCTCACCATAAGCAACTTCTGTGCCTCTTCTAATATCTAATTCGTTTCTAGATATATCATTTGCCTTAAGCCATTGTAATTGTTCAGGACTTGGATTAGTGTAAATTGTGGCGTTTACTGATCCATTTTGATAATTGATTCTCATAGCCCCAGTAAGCTCAGAAAGAATATGTCTGTCTGATCTATCTTTGAGTGCTTCTGGATTGACACCTAAACGAGAGAGTAAATATTTATCAAACCTTACGTGGGATCCCAAATTAGGAGTTACAGTTCCATTAGGCAAAACATAAAATGCTTCATATGGTGTTGAAAAGTGAGAATGAGTTTCAGAAGATCCACGAACAAATGGACTAGACTTATCAAACTCTGACATAATTTTAGCTACTTCTTCATTGATAGCAGCTACCATATTTTCTTCAGATCCATATTTGCCAATCAACTTACTCTTGATTGCATTTTCATCATCTGTTGCTGGATCTACAAATGTTTTGGATTCTAATTCTTGTTGGATAATTTTATCTGCATCTTCTTTAGAAACAGCAATTTTAATTCTTGAGTACCACATACGAATAATATACTGGATAAAAGAAAAAAGACCCTGATTATTCAGGGTCTTCAGAGAAATCAAATTTCTGTTGTCCAGTTCTCATATCATCTAAAGTTTTACTATTATCAAATCCATATAAAAAATAATTTCTGGCTGAATTCATATCTTCTTTAGATAATTCAAGCTTTAAAAATTTCATCAAAGCGTTAAATCTTTCTTCAAGCTCGTCAGGTGTTGAAATCGCATTGTGAAGGGTGAACATTCCACTATCACAGCCTAAACTATATGCTTCAGGACCAAAACCAAATTTATCGTAGAGCAAACCTCTGTAAGAACCATTATCTTTAAAATAGTTTTCAAAGATAATATTTGTAAAATAAAAGAATAAAAGTAGTTGATTGTCTGTATTTAAAGAAATAAAATACTCTTTAGCCTTATGTTGGTATTGTCCCAGGGCTTCTTCTTCTATTTTTAAATATTCTTTATACTCATCAGATTTTAAATAATCACTGAAAGACTTATATGTTTTCCCATTCTTGTCAAATGGATTAGGATTTTTTACCATTGGATTACCTGTGCTTTCTCGAATTGAATCTTCTTTGCGCTGTCTAATTTCTTCCCAAGTCATATTAATCTTTTACAGGACATACATGAATACACTGGGCTTCTTCTTCACGTAATGCAATGTGACTTTCTCTACAGTTCACAACCATCATATTTGAATGTTGTTTATTCAAAATTTTAATTTCACAACCAGGATTGAAGCCTAATTCAGAAAGTCTTGATCTGACAGTTCCACAAATTGATTCAATCTTGTAAGTTTCACCTGCAGAACCATCAAATAATGTCATAGTCTTTCCTAGAAAAAGAGCCTTCCGAAGAAGGCTCATTGAAATTAGTTGATTGCTTTGTTTTTCGGTTTTGCAATAACGTATTCAATTTCTTCTGATGGATAAAAAGTCTTCTTTGCACGACTATTTACTTCAAAAGAATATACAGTGAATTCAGGACGGCCTTTGTATTCACTCATAAAACCACGGATAATTACCATAGTTCCAGCTTCAACATCATTCATCAAACAATCAACATCAGCACGGCTTTGAAATTTAATTGAGTACTTTTTATTTGATCCACTCTCTACAACTAAAGCACTTGCAAGAGTTTCAGTCAATCTTCTTTTACTCAACACTGTCACAGAACGAGTTTCTGTTGATCTAGTTCGGTCTACCATTTTTTTTCTCCAATGTTCAAATTATAACACACACAATACGAATAAACAAGCCTTACCACCACAATTCAAACCAAAGTTTAGAAAGATATTCTACTGCTTGCTTCACGTCATCAGTAAGTTGCTTTCTCTCTTCATTGTCAGTACTTTGGTAATATTTATCAGTGGCATAATAGTTTTCAAAAGCACTTATAATGAAGTTCAATTTTTCATCGTAAGATTCAACTGTTTCACCAGTAGGAATACCATTATTTACTTCGATAAATTTCTTCAATCGAGGAATTATAAATAATGCAATGCTACGGTCCATATGCCAAGTTTCAGTATCATCAAAACCTTGCTCAAATCTTTGCTGCTTGTACATTTCACGAGTAGCAAGATCTTGACTATAAACTTCATCAGCAACACTAAAATTAATGTTTTTTAATGCCTCTGGCTTTATAGATAATTGCAAGTAGTCTTTTGATTTCTTCTGGGTCGATTTTGATTTGTTTTCGTTCATTGTCATCACTCATTTTCAATCTTATTTGCTTTATCGTAATAAAGCATTCCATTCCGCAAACACCAAACAGATACAGCTCCTAAAAGAAAATCTGATGGTAATGTTCCAGTTGTACGCCAAACGTGTGTAATAGCGACAAAGCAAAGAATATACCAAATAAGACCTACAGCTTTGTTGTTATCAATTTTATCTTCCATAATACTAATTATATCATAAAAAAAGAAGTCTGCAAAGCCACCTTTTTATTTGAATTCTTGGAAATAAGGACACAATTGGAAGCCAGATCCATCTCTAACCCAGCCATTACCTTTGCATTTTTCCTTACCTTTACCTAAGCATTCACAAACTCCAATGGGTTTACCATTGCGAATGATGATGTTGTCAATTTTTGCTTGTTCTTCAGGAGTAAGGTCTAAAAATTCTGCAATCGTCCCAACTCTAAATCCAGATTTTTCTAGACGATCTTTCTTGTCATCAGTCATCAATATCTTCTTCTTCATCCTCATCATCATCTGCCATCAAAACAGCAGATAAGTCTTCAGGAACGACATCTACAGTATAGCCCTTTTCATCAATTGCTTCTACATCAAATGAATCTAATTGATCAAGCCAATCCCTGTAATCATCATAGTCAGCATCAAATTCATCTTGTAAGGTAGTGAAATCAAGCTCATATTTCTTACCATAGAACTTCATTGCCTTGTCAAAAATTCCACAATCAGAATCAATTTCAAGATAAGCATAACCATCTTCGTTAAGTGGATCTTTACCATTACCCAAATAAGAATATTCTGAAATTGCATCAAAAATATTCAAACTATCAAGTAAATCTAAACTTACTTTCCAATAGTCGTGTCGATAACAATCAACTGCTTGAACAATAATTTTTTCCATAATTAATAACCTTTTGCAATTGTTGCACTACGATGATCTGCCATATGAAAGAATTCAGCTTCTTTTGTCAATGGCTTCACAGCATTGCCCCATTCTACCCTACCGTGATGAGAAAGCAAGATATGTAATAAGTGGTTTTTTAGTTCTAATGGAAAATCACTTATTTTGTCAATTTCTGAGTATACCCACATAGCAGATAAACACAAATGACCGATCATTTTGCCAGACTCAGTAAATTGATAATATGTTTTATCTCCTTCAACAAGATAAATTTCATACTCTTCAATTTTTGCTACATCGTGAAGAAGAGCAGCAGTTATGAGTAAATCAGCATCTAAAGCTTCATAATTGTATTTATTAAGCGTTTTGCAGTCAGAAATACAAAAATCCGCCACTTGTAATGAATGTTCCAGCAAACCACCAGGATATGCGTGATGAAAACCTTTAGCAGCTGGAGCAATGAGAAATTGTTTTCTATATCTTCCTTTAGGACCAACTAAATTATAGCAAAGTTTGGAAAGATGCTCATTAGATATAATTGATAATAGTTCGTCAAGTTGCATATATTGCATATTAATCATCTGAATAAACTTTCTGTGGCTTGATTTCTAAACGATAAGCCACTTTTTCTTCTTCAAAGCAAAATCTCAATGAATCCAGAAATTCTTTTCTATCATTGTAATAAAGTTGTTGAAGCATCTTAACCATTTCTTCTTCTGGCACTTCTGAATCTTCATCTGCAGTGATGTCAATGTCAAAAGATAAATTTAATCTGTACTTAGCCATTTACTTCTTTGTCCATCATATTTAAAAATTCAGAATCTCTTTCAATATCAATAAAGAGTTGATCTAATCTGAATTGAAGCAAATGATTTCTTCTTTCTTCTATCTCTTCTGGTGTTGGATATTTTGGCACTAAATTATTATCAAAAGCTTCATTTCTCAATTTTCGCCATTCAAAAACATCACAATCACAATCACTTACACAAATAGCTTTATTACAAGATGGGCAAACAGCTTCATTACATTTGCACAACCAACAGAATTCCCATTTTAAATCATTACTTGTCATCTATTATCTCTCCATTTTCTTTTGCTTGTAAGTAATCTTTAATTAAATCTTTTGTAAATTCAGGACAGGGCCAAGGTTCTTCTTCATATTCAAAAGTATGTAAGCTTTGTTCGTCTTCAGAAATTTCCCAATCATCGTAAGCAAGTAAAACACGTAAAAATTCACTTACGCATTTTTCGGGAAAATCAATATCAGCACATTTTAAAGAAATCATTTCATCTGTCCAATCTTCGCTGATTTCAATTGGATACCACTTAATAACTCTTGAATCATTAGCAGCATAGAAAGTGTAAGATTGATTACCTGCCCTTTTTACTTTCTTTGCTCTGCCTTCTTTGATTTCTCTTAAAATTTCCCAGCCTGTCATTCTTCATCTACCTTATCTTCTAAATCCCACTCATCAATGTCCCAATCGTCAGCAGCAACGTCTTCAGGTGATAAATCAAGTCTATAGGTGATCATTTCGTAATCATCTACTTCGTCATCTTTTTTAATATGGTAAACAAACCAATTGTTTTCTTTTTCAAGATACAAAAATCTTCCATCAGGCCAACCACTTCTTGAAATTGGTTTGTATTCCATTAAAGCATCAATTACTTCAGCAAATTTCATCTAATATCTCCCAGTCATCTTCAAAGAAATCACCATTGTCTAAAGCATCATAAACACTAATATAATCAGCAAATTCAGATAAATCAGGCACATATTCTGGCACTTTACTATCAGAAAAATAAGCCCTACATTTTATATCAGGTTCCCAAGATTTTCGCCTTAACGTAAATCCATCTTCTAATTTATCTAATGCTTCTTTGCCAGTCATTCTTCAGCAACTTTCTTGAAAATATATTTTGCTTTCATCGGCAAAATTAGATATTGAATTGTTAGCCACTCTGTAACGCCTGATTTGTGCTTTACTTTATTTTGAAGCTCATTGTCTTTAAAACGCCAAGCTGTAATATTAGTGCCATCATCAATAGCTAAATAATATCCATCATTTAACTTTTCAATAATATCAGTAGGAATTGGTAACACTAATCAACCTCAAAATTTTTCTTAAAAGTTTCTCTTACATTTTTATCCCATAGTAATTCAGATGCAAAACCAATAGTGCCAGAGTCAAAATGAACCCAGACAGTCTTACCATCATCAGAAAGACTTACTTCAATAATGTCATCTTTGTCATATTGAAACTCTTCACAAAAAATATAGGCAATTTCACGCAAATATTTATGAAATCTAGTAAAAGACCATATACGTCCTCTTACATACTGCTCATCTAAAATTCTGAAATCAGTTTCCATATAAAACTCTCAAAACCAAGAAAAATAAACTACTTAACATTCCGCTTATTATAAGAAAAGAAGTAGTGAATTGCAAGAAAGATTTGTCTTTATTTATGACAATATTATATGCTCCTATAAGAAAGTATAACTACTAATTTATAAGAGCATATAATAAGACAATAGACAGAATTAAAATGTTAATAATTTCTATCTTTAACATACATTATTTTTGGTTTATTTACGAGACCATAGCCCAAGAATAATTTTCTATACAATTGTTTCTTATAATTTTAATATTAATACAGGCATCAGGATCATCATAGTCAAAATCTCTTTCAACTATAATTTCTATACCCGCAGAACAAGCTGAAAAACTTTTCTGCTTAAGATGAAAATTTCTAACAATGGCACGATAAAGATCTACAACTATAGTTTTGTTAGATTTTGGTACAGCGTAAATGGATTGACATTCATTGATGAAATCACATTCATCCATAGATTTCTGAAGTGCTTCGTATTGCTTTTGACTAAAAAAATTATTCATTTTGTTTCCTTGATAATTTCAATATCACATTTTACCATATGGCTTACCCATTTGTCAAAAGGTGTTTTAGGATTCCAATTTAACTTTGCTTCTGCCTTGCTGTAATTTCCCCAAATACATCTTTTATCATAAGGTCGGTAAAAGTTACGATCTATATCAACAAATTTTTGCCAGTCATCAATCCCTACAGAATTAAAAGCAACTTGGCAAAGATTTGCTATTGATTTTGGCTTACCTGCAGCAAGAATAAAATTTTCAGGATTTTCTTGTTGCAAAGATGCCCACATTCCTTCAACAAAATCAGGAGCATATCCCCAATCTCTTTCTGAATCAAGATTTCCCAAATAGATTTTATCAATTTTGCCTGTGCAAATTCTTGCAACCCCATTGGTAATTTTTCTAGTTACAAATTGCAAACTTCTTCTCTCACTTTCATGATTGAACAAAATACCAGAAACAGCATAAATCTTGTAATTTTCTCTATAAGAATTTGTAATTAAATGTCCATAAGTTTTCGAAATACCATAAGGAGAGACTGGACAAATAATTCCATTTTCATCTATTGGACCATTACTTTTTGCAAACATTTCAGAACTTGACGCTTGAAAGAATCTAATATTTTTATTAGATTCCCTTATAGCTTCTAAAACACGTAAAACACCTAGCCCCGTAACATTAGAGGTTAGCTCGGGAATTTGCCAACTTTCACCTACAAATGATTGAGCAGCAAAATTATATATTTCATCTGGTTGAACTTCTTTAACAACACGGGTTATTGAATGTTGATCTGTTAAATCTGCACAATGAATTTTAATTTTATCAATAATATGATTGATATTTTGATAGTTGTATGAAGATTTCCATCTATCCAAACCATAAATTTCATAATTTTTCGTCAATAAAAAATCAGCTAGATGACTAGCATCCATCCCTGAAATTCCTGTAATAAGTGCTTTTTTTTTCATAAGTTACATACCATAATTTTATTTATTTTTGAGAATATCGTTCTGTATTCTGTCAACTTCAGCAATAACATCAACAACTTCCCAATCATCTGCAATCAAATCCAAATAAATAAGTTTTCCGTAATTAGCAGCATATTTACCAACACCCCAATCAGGATGCCAACTTTTACGCCTGATTGTTTTTCCAGCATATAAATCATCTAAAACATCTTTGAATGTTTTACTCTGAACAACCATCCAATCTTCAGCAAAAAGATCATCAGTTGTGATTGTAGATTCTGCGTGGTCATATTTTTTTGGAAATAATGTAAGACTAGGATTTCCTTCTCTAGTCATCATTTTTCCAGCTTCAAGCATCTTAACAGCCCAATTGATGTTTCTCTTAAGCTCAATGTTATTTGTCTTCAAGAAATCATCAAAGTTAGACCCAATATGCTTGTTTTCAACTGCATAAGGCAAACAATCTTCGCCTGGGTCAATATAATTCAAAGCAGATTTATTTAATTTTGCTTTCTTGATTTCAACATCATAAAAATATTTTTGATTTTTAGGCAATTTTTCCATATTACAATAATACCATAAAAAAATGAACTTGTAAGGATTACTTACAAGTTCATTTATATGAGAAAAACTACTTCTTAAAACAATTTTACATTAGGGAAACTCGTAAGCACTTCAAATCCCATATTGTCCCAGTGTCTTTCATCAGCAAAAGGTCTGAAGTTAATCCAATATGCATTATCAGGTTGCCAAGTTCTTTGCTCGCCAATCTCATTATATGTGTGATAAATCAAGTGAGTGTAGTTGACATTGATTTCTTCAAATGGGAAATCAACTGGCAATGGAGAATCAGCAACTAAATATCCATCTTCTGTTACTACAACTCTATTCTTTGAAACATATAAATCAAATTGAACTCTTCTATCTAATCCTTGCCAAGTTCTATTCAAAGGAAAATCTCTTCTGTCAACACTTGGTCTGAAGAATATTTCACCCTCATATTTACCAGAAACAGCATTCATAGTGGATCTGTAAATGATTGCACCAGAACGATTAGAAGAATAAGCATCCATCAATTTGTTCAATGAAGCTTTTGATGTTTCTTTAATCCACCAATGATTAGGATTAAAATCAATGTCATCAATCATCTTGAATGTTTCTGGTGTCCATTCATATTCAGCAGCACCACCAAATTCAGCAAATCTAATCCACCCAGATTTAGGAGAATAATTTGATTCTAAATTGAAAGCTGGGAATTTGTTGCTATCAAAAAACTTGGATGACAATTTTACATTAACATCATTACCATTTTGAACAACAGAATTAGCAACAAATGTACCAACCTTATATTCAGTGAGATTGTTAATATTTCTATAAGGAGCTGGGTAAGAATAAATACTACCTCTATCAGCAAACTTTACTGGAACTGAATATGATTTTCTTGAACCATCAGCATTATAACCAGTGTCAATGTTAATATTATGATGACCAGCTCCAATTGCCCATCTGAATAACTTTCCAGATTTAGTGTTCATAGCAATTTTATCTGCTGCTTTACCAGAATAGACTGTTTCTCCAGCAGGTAATAAAAGAACATCACACCATCTTCTTCCTGAAAAGTGTGGGTCAACTTCAAATGTAACGTGAAGAACTTTGTCTCCAGCAATATTTGCAGTTTTCTTTGGACTCATCAACATTACACCATTACTTAAGTGAGCCCAACCAGGTCTAGGTAATGAAGCACCATCATAAATAGTGTCCATAAAGTGAGAACCCATTAAGAAAACAGTAGAATGGTTAGTGTCAAGATCATCTAAAAAGAAACTCCACTTGTCATTCTCAAACCATTTCAAGAATAAATGTGCTTCGTTTTTGTATTGATTGTTAGGGCCAAATCTAAAATCAAATATATCTTGTTTCGTAGGCAATTGAACTATAGGTTGAAAGTCTCTAAAATTATCAAAGAAAACTTGCTCTCCAGTTAACTTTCTTTGAACTGTAGTAACTTTATATGGATTTGACTTTGCAATTACATTAGGTTCGTTAGATGGATCTCCGTGACCATTAACTGCTGCGTGAACTTCTCCATTAGGTCCACTAGCTCCAGGTCCAATAATTCCATCTATTTTCTGATAAGGACCCATTTTGTCAAGTGCTTCAACAATAAGATTATAAGATTGATTTGAAACTAAACCATTCATCTCAACCATATTAAATCCTGAAGAATATTTGACAGTATTTGGATTACCTTCTACATAAACTCTATAATCAAGAGCACCAGGAACATAATCAAATTTTACTACAACACTATCATCATTAGGTTCATTTCCAGTAATGTTAATAGGAGTATCAGATAAATCTTTAGGACCAAACGCTGTAGTAATTTCGACAACAGGGCCTAATGTTTCTTGAACTTTAAATTGATCTCTGTTAACTGAACCTATTTGATATTTGTAAATCTTGCCTGAAACTACATCAGTATCGATGTAATATTGAGACCATAATCCAGCACAAACTTTTATTCCATCTCTATAGACATTGTACGAGTTAGGAGCATCTTGACCCCAAACTTGTTGATCTTGCCATTTGATGAAGTTTCTAGGTCTGCCTCTATTCCATTCAGGATTTACAGCATATTTTCCAGGAGTTGATGGTGGATTTGTTCTCCAGCCAAAATTATAGTTAGGAGCATATTCTCCTCTAGCCATACCTAAATTAGAAGGCAAAGATTCCAAACCATACTTATCAACTGCTGTAACTGTATATGTCCAGTGATCTTGGTAAATTAATTTATTTACAGTGAATGAATTTGTATTTGATGAACCAATTTTGTTGTCATATCTATAAATGTTATAAGATACAGCACCTGGACTTGGTTCCCATTGTAAAACATCAAAAGGACCATTATCCCAGAAACCAAATGTTCTTAAATTTGTTGGTGCTTCTGGATTCTTCAAAACCAATAATGGAATGACAGCAGTAGATTTATTGGACATTTGAAGATAGCCACTAGGTACAACGCCAGCTACATAATAATCCCATTTTTGTTGATACTTGACATTTCTATCAATGAACATATTTTCATTGTTAGTCAATTTTACAAAAGGTTTATTGTAATCAGGCTTTACTCCTTGACCTACCTTATATACAAAATATCTAGTACATTTGGGTATCAAATCCCAACGCATTTTGACGTGATAATTGCTAGGAGTGCCAACGCAATAGCATAATTCCACTTGCGTTGAAAAGTTTTTTACTTGTGGTGGTTTTTGAGCCAACGCACAAGAAACTATGGTGTATAAAAACACAAATAAAACAATAGCTTTCTTCATATTAATCCCTCCCCAGGTTTATTTTTTGAGACGAGAGCTATTGTTTTATTCTAGATTTAAGCCACACCTACTTAAAGATTATTGAATCCTACTTCTTCGTAGATTTCCCAAATTGGCCCACCGTTGTTCAAGACTTCCTGCTGCAATCTAATAAATTCTTCCCAGGAATAATAAAACTCATTTTCATTACTGTCCATAAGTTTTTCATCTTTCCTGTAAATATAATAATCTTCAGGCCACTTTCTCGAACGAACTTTTAATCCAAGCGCAATCAAAGGACGAATAATTTGACTAAACAGCTTCACGACATTTCTCCATAAGATGTTTTAACACTCTTGCAGCATTATAAGAATCCCAATAAGGATCGTGCTTATCTCCCTCAAACTTCATACCTAATTCTGCTAAAGATCTTTGTAAGCCATTGTTATAAGGCTTTCCAGTCATAATAGAATAAAGCAAAGATATATTTACACACTCATTTGAAAAAGGATATTTGCACTGTTTAGTTCTGCAATCATAATAAAGTTTCTCACTATCCTGTCCCCAAGCAGCACAAGGATAAGATTTGCCCTTGAATTTTTCCATTATGCTCTTACACATAAATTCAAAGTCAACTCCATTTTCAGCCTGCTCTTTTGTAATACCAGTGATACGAGTGCAATAGTCAGAAACTTCAGTCTTTTCTGGCTTGCAAATCATATGAAATTTATCAACAATTTCCAAACTCTTAATATCCAAAATACAAGCCCCGAGACTTATAATTTCTCGAGACTTGTATGCGTTTTCTCTACCTTCCCAACAAGTAGCTTCAAGATCAAAAACAATTATTTTGTCACAGTTGAAAATCACTAAACATATGTCCCATCTTTAAATCTACCAACAGTTTATCATAATCAACAGTCTTACCATCCCAGTATGAATCCCTGAAATTTTGAATGGCATCGTAATATTCTGAACGATCATCAAAAAAGATTATTGCTGGATCTTGACCTAAATCACATAAGACTTTCTGCAACAATAATCGCCCAGTTCTACCATTACCATCAATGAAAGGATGAATTGTTTCAAAATAATGATGAACACTTAAAGCAGCATCAAAAGCTACGATTTTGCCACTTTCAGCATCTCTCATAATCCTTTTAGAAAATTCAAACCAATCATTCATCAAATTTTCAAGCATATATGGACTAGGGCAAGTTTCGTGACCAATCCAGACATCCACAGTTCTATACTTGCCCGAATTTCCACTATCCTCAAAGAAAGGAATACCACGAGTGAGAAATCTATGAACGTCTAAAGGGGTAGAAAGATTCATCTCCCAACCTTCAGATAAAACAAAATTTAGGGCTGAAAGATGATTGTCGTACATTTTGCAACCTAAATGATCACCCATATAACCAGGCTGCGGATCAATCTTATTACTCTCACAAACAAAAATATGCTTCCAAGATTTAACAAACATTTCTTATTACCTCATTTCTCTTAATATCACAAAGAAGCAAACACAACAATATATCAGAATATTAATAGTATACAAAATTAAAGAAAGGAGATAGAAATGTCAATCTTATCAAGCTTGTTAAAGAAAACTATTGGAACACCTGAAGTCAACCTTAATAAACTCCCATTCGCAAATAAAATTGTCGGAGATTGGGAAAAGAAAAGTATGGAAGATCTTATTAAACAACTTCCAAAAGAAACAATCAAAAGACTTATAGATGTCTGCAATAACGAATTAGAAAAAAGAAGTTGAAAGCATTTAGAAGATTAGTAGTTTTCTTATTAATTAGTTTCATCACTTATCTTTTATTGTCAATGAAATAAAAGATTTATCTGGAGGGAAAGTATGAACGACAGAAACAGAAAACGTGATGCTTTATTTGTTATCCTATATAGCATCATAGGGTATTTATTAATTCTAATTGCTACAAGATAAACTTTAAGTATAATTATCTTATGCACGAATACTTAAATAATGATTGTATCGAATATCTAAAAACATTGCAAGACGAATCAGTAGACTTAATTCTCACTGATCCACCATACTTTATTGGTTTTGATGGCGGTAAAGGATGGGACAAACAATGGAATTCTGATCAAGATTATTTAGACTGGTGCGAAAAATGGTCCAAAGAATGCGCTAGAATACTAAAGCCAAACAAGATGATGTGCGTCTTTGGTACTCTTAAATATAATACTTTTCTTCGATATAGATTAGAAGTATTAGACAAACTTCCAAACTTCCATCAACAAAATGAAATTATCTGGTCATACAATTGGGGTGGAAGAAGTAAAACAAACTTTGCTAGAAAACACGAATTTATTTGGTGCTACTCTAAAGAAAAAACATTTACTTTTAATGCTGATCAAGTAAGAACAGAAAGAAAACAAAAAGTCAACATCAGAACAGGAAAAGAATATGAACAAGGTACCATTCCAACTTGTGTCTGGGAAAAGAATAATCACACAACAAGCAAAGAATACTGTAATTGGCACCCTACACAAAAACCAATCAGCATATTAGAAAGATTTATTCTCGCATATACCAATCCAGGAGAAACAGTATTAGACTTATTTAATGGCGCTGGATCCACTATGATAGCTTGTGAAAATACTGGAAGAATATTTAAAGGATGCGAAATTGATCCTGATTACTATGAACAATCAATTGCAAGATACACAACACTTACTGGAAAAGGATTTAAGATATGAAATTTGAATGGGAAAATAATAAAACAGCATCTACAGCTATCAAAATTGCTGTACTACTTATATTAGTATTAGGAATTGTTCAAGTTTTCTTAATAAAGTAGTTAGGTCAAAATACTAAAAATACGGTAATATATAAATAGAGCATTGAAGCCCTATCCAATAAAGGATAGGGCTTTTTTATTTAGAGGAGGATATTATGAAGATTAACTTGGAAAAAATTGGTTTTTATTTAATGCTGGTATTAGTGAGTGGAAGTATTGGATATGCTATTAAGCCAGCTGAAAAAGTTGATGAAAAAGAATTGCAACAAAAATACGAAAATCAAACAAGAGTATGTACAGCAGCTATGCATATGATGAATGATTTTTCCAAAAAAAATTACTACAAACCCAAAACCAAAAAAGAATGGGCAATTGAAAGAATGATGAGCAGATGACACTACTTGACTTACAAATAAATCTTATCCTTGACAATATGAACAATCCTAAGGTAAAATAGGATTATGAATACAAAACAATTGAAAGTACTAAGCCTTGTCAGTCTTGTACTAGGCTTCGCTTCAATCATCGCATCTATCGCTATCTGGTATCTCACTGGTGGTAAAACTCCTGAACTACAAGCACACTCCGAACGATTTGGAATCTTTGTCGGACTCTGGGCTCCTACTTTTATGATTCTTTCCAATAGATTTGATCGATACGCAGAAAACAAAAAGTAAATTATGAAAGAACAAAAGAAATTTGTAGACATAATCTTTGGATTAGTCGTAGTAATTGCAGTAACAATTATACTAAAAGTCGCTTGCGATTGAGAATTTTCTTGGTATAATTGTTTTGATGGTCCAACTTAGCTCAGCGGAAGAGCAATCGGCTGTGAAAAGATAGCAGCTTATTAGAGTAATTTAATATAGAAAATTGTCGAAATTCAGTGAAAACTAAGTCGAAAGATATGTCAACACTGAGCCAAGCCTGAAAAGGAAGGTGCAGAGACTATAATGACGACATCCTACTAGGTAATGCTAAGGATGATGGTATAGTCCAGACTACAAACAGTTTATCTGGTAGTGAAAACTATAGTAGTAAGTAACCGATCGGTCGCTGGTTCGATCCCAGCAGTTGGAGTGTAAAGCCCTCGAATAAATGAGGGCTTTTAGTTTGAATTTGGCCTGTTAGTCGAGTGGTTTAAGATGCGTCCCTTTCACGGATGAGATCAGGGGTTCGATCCCCCTACAGGCTATAAATTGTGGTATAATTAGTATGTAAGTTTGTTCCCCGGTCGTCTAACGGAAGGACCCGAGTTTTTGGAGCTTGTTATCGTAGTTCGAGTCTACGCTGGGGAATTTTGCCAGATTAGTTCATCGGCTAGAACGACGGTTTTGTAAACCGTATGTGGCGGGTTCAATTCCTGCATCTGGCTTAAAACCTACCTTTAGTTCAAAGGTAGGTTTTTTGTTGTACAAGTGAACTATGGATAAAACTAATTTAGAAAATTATATTTCACTTAATTATTCAACTCGCAAAATTGCACAACTAGAAAATAAAAGCCAAACAACAATTCGTCATTGGTTAAAGAAGTACGAACTCAAAACGAACTTAAACACTTTTGAACTTAACGAATATAAATGCAAGTGTGGCGAAACTAATCCAGAAAAATTTTATGGACACAAAAAATCAGTTTGTGCAGATTGTCATAACGAATATGTTTTAGGATCTGGAAAAAATAAAAAACAAAAGGCTAGACAGTATCTTGGTGGCTGCTGTAAAATTTGTGGTTTTGATAAGTATCCTTGCTCATTAGACATACATCATTTAGATCCAACAGTCAAAGATAATAATTTCAAGTCTATGAGAGGCTGGTCTTGGGAAAGAATTTTACAAGAAATTGAAACTTGTGTTTTATTATGCAAAAATTGTCACGCTGCAGTTCATTCTGGTTTAGTTGAAATACCAGAATAATATTTTATGGTATACTGTGTTAGATAAATCTTTAAAGGATAAAATTATGAATTATTTAATTTTCGATGCAGTATTGTTTGTTCTTGTTGCTCCTTTGTATGTTCAGCTTTATTTGGTTGGCAGGACATTGAAATCATTGACTCGTAAGACAGCTAAATTGGTGGAGTAGAGTTATGTGGGAAAAAACTATTATTATTGTTTTAGTCACTTGGTTTATTACTTTGCCATTTACTCTTTATATTAATTATCGTTTGGATCGTCTTATAAAGATGTTGGATAAATCAATTACAGACCGACCATAAGATAAATCCCATCAGAAATGATGGGATTTTGTTTTTAAGGTAAAATAAATTATGACTGAACGTGAGTGGATAGAAAAGATTAAAAAAGAATGTGTCTTGAATGTTGGTAATTTTGACACTCGTTATGCTATTCAATTAGTTGGGAGAAGTGGGAGTAAGATTGGTCTTGTTTCTCTCAATAAGCGTTTTATGAGTGTTGATGTTATTGATAAGTTAAAATATGAGCGTTTTTATGATAAATTTTATTCTAGAAATGATAAGGATGTTCGAGCCCCTTTAGTTATTGATTATCATATAGAGCACAACATTGGTAAAAATGGATTTAAAGAGCTTTGGGATTTTTATTATAAGAAAGTAAAGAAATGAAATATAAATACACTATAGAGGGTAAAAATGGCAGAATTGGGGGCTCGAATAGTGATTATAATTGGATACTTAAAGAAAGAGATGCAATTATGAAAGCTATTTTTCCTAATTTTGTATTGAGTGAGAAATTGAATGATCTTGTAAATAGTCCAGATTATTTAGTTTATGAGTTTGGAGATGAAAAAGTTTATTTTAAAATAGAAAAGGAGTAAATTATGGAAGTTACTATTATTTTATCTTGGTTATTTATTTTAGTTATTGGATATTTATGTGGCAAGTGGGCATCAAAGAAGGGATATAACTTCTGGGCTTGGTTTTTTGGGGGTAGTGTATTGGGAGCTGTTGTAATTGCTTGTCTTCCTAATGTGAATGATATGGAAGAGAGTAAGAGAGAAAAGCAAGTTCTTGTTGGCAATACTATCGGAATTGTTATGGCAGTAATTGCTTTCTTATTAGGATTTATGACTAATCTTCCTAAGTAAAAAAGGGGAGCTTTGCTCCCCTTTTTTAGTCTTCATATTGATCGTAATAATCATCATCGTCAGGCATTGGAACATTAAAATTTTCTTCTGCAGCGAAATGACAATAAGATAAATCTGAATGAGCAATAAGTAGTTTCATCATTGTTTCATAGAGAGCTGGATCTGTGCAATATGGTGTGTAGAGTTGTGCTACTTTATCGTAATTAAGTAAGAGAAACTTTTGATTATTTAAACTAACAATGAAAAATTTATTTAGTGGAGTTTCTGCTGTGAATGCTTGTAATCCAGGAACATTTTTCTTTAGCATTTCCCAATCAATTCCAAGATTGTTTTGAGCAGGAAAAATACTTCTTCCCCAATCTTTTATGGTAAGAACTTGTTGAATATCAAAAGAAGATTGTCTTGGTAAATTATAAATATCAATTATTTTCATCTTATTTGCATTATACCTGATGTGTGGTATGCTATCCTTATGAAGCATACAATTACTATCATTGACGAGAATTTTGAAGAGAAAAGTCTTGAAATGACTTATGCTCAATTGAAAGAACTTAATCGTTGGTTAAATATATATTTAAACACTGGCAAAACAATCGAATATAAGAAAGAAAGAAATTCTAATAAAATTGTTGATGTAAAGCTTGCACAGATGTAAGTTGTGGTATAATTAGAGTGTAAGAGAAATACTTACAAATAAAAATTGAATATGCCTCGTTAGCTCAGTGGAATTTAGAGCATCCGCCTTTTGAGGATCATATAATAATATGGTCATTTGGAGCCTTTGTAGAGAATAATAATCTATAGAGTGGATGGTACTGTATCGGTGAAAGCTAAGTAGAAATATATGCTAATACCGAGGGAAGTTGAGAAGAAATTCTTTAACCCCGTAGAGACTATACGTACCACACCTGAAATGGTGAAGATATAGTCCAGACCACAAACATAGAAATATGGTAGTGAAAACTATAGTGGTAAGCTAAGCGGAGGGTCAGTGGTTCGAGCCCACTACGAGGTATCAATAAAATCCCATCTGGTTAGGATGGGATTTATTTCTTAAACGCAAGTATTTCTAATTTATCAATAAGAATATTACTCTTGGAGGATATTCTTATGAAATTAAAATTATCACCAATGGAGTTGATAATTTGCTTAATGGTGATATTAACATTATTAGCAATTTTTATGCCTATATTTTATCTAGCTTGGTCAACTTTTTAATCTTCAGAGATAGAATAAGATATGCAAGTTACAGGAGATCCAAAACCCTGTAAATATCTAACTTTGACCGAATTGATATATCTTGTTTTATCATCAGGAACAATTTCGGCTCTTACTAAAAGATCTACTAATGGTTTGATTATATTGTCAGCATCACATTTCATTTTCCATTTATAGTCTGCCATTATAAGTATTTCGACATCTATAGGAAACTCTGTAGCTGGAAGAAGATTATCTTTTATTATAGAAGTATTCTTTTCTATCCAGTCATTGTACTTTTTGCTTTTTACCATTTTCCCACGAGCAATTGGAGCGTACATTTTGTTTGCTGAAAATGGTTCTTCTATAGTACAAGACTTCTTAAGCATATTAGATTTGTACAGGTGGAACTAGCTTGGAAAGAAAAAATTATTATTATGTGGTATAGAATAGCTCAACAATTACAACTTCCTGGATTAGATGTAGAAAAATCTGCGCCTAAAAGCAAAGTAACATCAGAACCAAAAGAAAAAGCTCCAGAACTTTTAGAAACTCAAAAAGAACCTAAAAGTTTATTCTTTAGTGATTGGGCTAAAGATCATTACGTTCCTCATCAACCTGTCTATCACGGAACAACACACGAATTTGATAGATTTGATATAAACAAAGGTGTGTCATCTAATGCTTTTGGTCAAGGATTTTATTTTACTAGTGATGAAAGAGATGCCACTGAAAATTACACTGGTTCTGGGCCTGATCAAAAAGCAAAAATTACAGATCTAGAATATAAATTGATGGATGAAAATGATGAAGACGCTTATTATCTATGGAACTTGTATGGTGATGATCCAAGATACCGCCCTTATTTTAACGAAGACGGGACTGTTGCAAGCCTTCAATACTTAGTAGAAAAAATTGCAAATGATACTGTTTTAGGTGCCAATAAGTCAAGAGTAATTCCAGCTCATATAAGAATGAAAAATCCATTGCACTTGACATCAGAAGGCGATACAGAACATCCAGAAAAAACTTTTGTTGATGATACAGATGAGACACTAGAGTTTTTTAATGAAAACGATGTTGATGAGTCTGATAATAATTCTTATAAGACAGTAATTATGAAACTTCACAATATTTTATTAGATTATATGGATTCAGATGAAGCATATCAAATTTGTGAAGATTTGATACAGTATACAACTGGATCTGTTGATGGTGCAGTTTCTGCAGTTATGATGATGAATAGTCTTAAGGGATCTTTAGCAACTTTTGACAATGATAATGACACAGATTATAAGGGTGAAATTATTCAAAGATTTTTAAATTCAATAGGGTACGACAGTATAATTATGAATCCTAATGAATTTTTCAGAATGTATTCAAAAGAAAAACCTATCAAGCACTATATTACTTGGGATCCTGAAAATATAAAACACGCTAGAGAAAATCTTGAATTTGATCCAAGCAATCCTGTTATCACTGCTAATAGTGGTAGAATTAATTTATGGAAGAATTCTTTGCTGTAGTTTTCATTGAATGTATGATGGAAAACAATAGATGTTTTTCAGAAAAAGATTTTTATAATTTATTGGCCACACAAAGACTAGATTCTTCAAAAATAAATTTCAATCAATTGATGGAAGAATTTCTTATAGAATTTGAATTAAATTCATATGAAAAGATAGATAATATTTGGCAGCCTAAGGGAAAATTTATTTCTCACAAAGCTATCCACAACATTATAGATGAATTAGAATTACATTTAGAAGTGGAAAATTCATTAGGCGGATTTTACGAAACTAGTTGTGATGTAGTTCAAAAAATCAATAATTATCTTTGGTTATGTGAAAAAGAAGCCGCCCAATAAAGGGGGGCTTCTTTTTTTATAAGAAATTTATTCATATGTACGCCAATTTGTTATTAAAAATCGCACAAAAGTTAGACACTTCCCAAGAATATAAATTGGCAGACAAAATTGAACGTATTGCACAAGATATGTCAATTCCATTTTATATGTATCCAACACAGCAAAAAGATACCTATAAAAATAGAATTCCAATGAAAGAAAATTTCGTGCAAGATTCCAAAGTAGAAATTGATAATAAATTTGGACAAGACGCAAAAATATATCTTCAGCAAATGATAAGGGATCCATTACTATTTGATCATCCGCAATCAAAAATAATGTTGGATACGATAATGAATGATCCAACTTACAAAATGGATAAATCATCATTTGTAAAGATGATTAATGAATATAGAAATCATTACGAAAAACTTAATGAAAGCAGAAATGATGTAAAAGCTCTATCAGAATTAGAACCAGAACTTCATAAACATTTAGATAATATGGTGAGTAAATTATAATGTGGTATTACAGAACAGTTTTAGCTGCAATTGAAGATGCAATAAATGCACTACAGTCAAAAGGTGTCAATGAAGCAATAATTCAATTTGTTCACTCCTTACCTGATAATCAAAAAGGTAAAGCTATTGGTGCTTTGAATCAAAACCCCTCAATGATGATAGATGACTTGAAAAATCTATTTCAATCTGGATATAGACCATCAACTCAAGAATTGCAATTAACTGCAGATTATGATCCAAGATTTAAGAGCTGGGCATTGCATCAATATAAACTCTTAAGAGCTAATAAACTAAATGATGATCCCAAAGATGATAGGTGGGTATATAAATATCTTCCAAGCGAAATAAAAGATAAAATTGATGAAGTACACGACTTTTATAGAGCACACGTTTTAGATAATCCTAATTATAATATTGGAACTAAATCATTCGAAGAAGCTTATGAAGATTCTAATGAGTGGCATAGAGCAATATCTGAAAGAGGATCAGGAAAATTCTATCTACCTTTTGTTAGAGATGAATCTGGAAATATAGTTGACGAAAAAATTGTTCATAGATTTGATGATGGTTCTATGATGGTTAGAGTTGAAGATCCAAACGATTTAGATGTCGAAGGTAATTTTATGCATCATTGTGTTGGATCATATGCAAGACAAGTAGAATCTGGAGATTGTACTATATATTCCTTGAGAAGTAAGTTCAATCAGCCTCAAGCAACAATTGAAGTTGGCAGAGATGGAACAGTAAAACAAATCAAAGGCCCACACAATTCAGAAATTCACGATGATGATTTAGTTGAAAAAATAAGTGATTTCTTTGAAGGTAGAGATGATATTAATAAAACTGCTGGAAATAGTCTCACACATCAAAGAGCGGAAGAATGGTACTCGGGAGAAGTGGAATGGGAAAATGGTCCTGATGAAATTAAATATGGTATTCACGAATTTGCTTATGGACCATACCTTGAAGGATATTATGACGAAGAAGCTGATGGAGATTTTTCAAGATTTGGCATACACGGAAATTCTTGGGAAAATAAAGACCAAGAAGAATTTGAAGAAAATAATCTTAGAAATTTAGATACAGATGAATTAGTTGATCAAACTGTTACTCAAATTAAAGACGCAGTAGATGGAAAAAGAACTTATGGCAAAATTTATCAACTTGAAGATTATGATTTTGAAGACTTAGCAAAAACAATTGTTGATATTGCTTATAAACAATTAGAATCTGTAATTGATAGAGAAGATAACTTAACTGATGAGTATTTGGCTAGAATAAGTGGTTATTTAACAAAAGAAGATATTGAAAATTATAAATATCAAAGAATAAGGCAAATATTAGGAAATAATTCATTATTGAGTTTATTATATAATTTTGCCAAACATTATTCTGGATGGGAAGAATATGTCAGAACACCAGATTCAGAAGATTATGAGCATTTAGGTGATTCAGACTCTTATGGCAGAAGAGCTATGCAATTAATGAGAGATTCTGAAGATAAATTACGTCTTGAAATTGCAAAACTTATTTATGAAACTTATCAAGATCATCCAGTAGTTAAGAAATTTGAAGAAACATTTAATACAAAGTTTATTCTTCCTGAAATTTCAACAATTGAAGAGGGAGAACACAGAGCTCAAATGAGACACTTAACTTCTCAATATACAGATCCAAGTCAATTAAGATTCCAAGATCTTCCAGAAGGTGAATCTTTCAATTTAGCAAGACATAAAAAGAAACAAAAGCAATATGACACTGATGGAGAAGAACTTGTTCTACCAGATGATTTTGAATAAAAATTAAATCTTTTTTCTTATAATATAGGTTAGTTTATCTGCTAACCTATATTTCTTTTTAAGATCTAACTTTTGAGCGATTTTTACCATAAGTTTAGATGATGCTACAACAGGTTCCTCTTCTTTGTCTTCTTCAGGATCTTCTTGAATTTGATTTGGTTGAGGAGTTTGTGGTAGACGAAGTCTTTCTCTTGCTTGTTCTTTTTCAAGGTTGAGATTTGTAATTATTTGAGTTTTTTCTTTGGAAAAATTCTGAAATAATTCTGGATTCTGTTGTTGAAATTGAGGAGTTGTTCTAAAGTACGGGATCCAATCCATAAAGAATTTTGGTTTGAGTTGTCTTAAAATATTAGTCATATTATCAGACATAATCTGTCCATTTGAATTGAAAATCTTAAGTAAAGTGTCATCTGAAAATTTATTTAATATCTCTGGATACCAAGAAGTCAAATATTCTAAATTAGATAAACCCCAAAAATTCTGAGTCATATCTTTCACAAGTTCAAATAATAAATTTTCATCATTATTGCTTTCAATTAAATTAACAATAAAAGTATTAGGTTTTTTATATATATCGCTTCTCCAAGTTTGACCAGAACTAAGAAATTCTCTTATGTTGTCAAAGTATAACTCATATGTGTTAATGTCATTTGCATTGCTGAATAGTATATTTTTCAAGTCTGTACTTGCATGAGACTTTACTGAATTAGCAATTTCCTGTGAAGAAAATACTTCTTTTGGCAAATAATACATAAAGCTTGCCAATTGTTCATATTGTTTATCAGGATTTTCCTCTTCATCATCATTATTGTCATAGTCTTCATCATCGTCGTCCTTTTCTAGGGGATGAAAAAGATGAATGTTTTTGAAAATAGTACCAACTAATTTGTCAAAATTTTCGATAGATGTTTTCCAGAACTCTACATTATTTTTATCTTTATCATTGACAATTTCAAAATGATCATTCATCAAATAAATAGTTTTAGACAAATTATTCAAAAGATTTTCAGGCTTAGATACGAGTTTGTCGTATTTTTTTTCATCAAGATTGGCAGCTTTGTCTGCTGCTCTATAAATTATAAATTCAGGATTATTCTTAAATTCTTCAGGAACAATATTCCATAAATACGCCCAATGTTTTATGTCATCGATGTGATCAAACATTTGCATTGGATATTTTTCATTTCTTGCTTTATCTAATAAAGGTTTAATCGCTTCTGGAACGTGTAATAACAATCTTGTATTTTCTAAAGAAGGATATTTTATGTAAACACTTCTTACGCCTTTGATAATAGCGAGTTTGTTTAAAAATTCATCTTTAAAATCTATTTCAGTATCTTTTTTTGCTGACATAAGTCCAATTTGTGGAAGAGCAACAGACCATTTTTCAGGGAAATTATTTAAAAATGGCGCTCCAGATGCTCTATTTAATACAAGTTGCTTCACTTCTTCATTGTTTGTGTCAATGTATTCAAGAAATGCAAAATCATTATTATGGCCTAGCTCAAGACCAGCAAGTTGTTGTTTTAGATAAGAATTTAATAATTGTCTGTTTCTGCTAATCTTGTCAGTTTGAGTTTTGGGAAGAGTCAAGCCAGTATTAACATACTGTACTAAAATATCATTTCCACCAGGAGTTTCAAAAACATAATTGAAAATATTGTCAGGCATTATCCAACCTGTGCCAATAAATTTTGACAAGTATGTTTTAGCGTCATCAGTTTGTATAGTGATTGAAGAAAATAAATCTTTATCTGGACTTTTAATTAGAGGAGTTTTTTCTAATACAAATTCTTCAGGAATAGTAATACCCGATCTCCAAGTCACTCCATTTAAAAACGCTTTATATTTTCCATTGTCTTCAATAAAATAACCAAGATCTCTCTGGCTTGGTGGAAATTTTAATTCAAACTTACCAGTTGACCACATTTTTATGTCATTTTCAGTGAAAGGAGATTCTAAATTTGAATTTTTGAAGGATTTTGCAAACCCAGATAAATCAGTTAATAATTTTTCTTCTGGTGTGATTGGTCTATTTTTTAAGATTTTTTCTTCATCACCAGTTTCAGGATTATTTGTTGTTGCATCGATATTTACACCCTTGCTTCTTAAATAAGTAAGATAAGTAGATATGTCTCTTCCTGTTATAGTTCGACCATTATATTCAAAAGAAATATCATTAGTTAAAGTTGTTCCAGTTCTATTGGGTATATCTGTAATTTGAACATCATTTTTATTGTATTGCAAAGCTACTTTTCTTTGATTAGGTGTTGGTGGATTCTCATCCCATACAATAAAAAATGTAGCAGCTTGATTACTTCTATAGCTCTGCCACATATTATTGGGACCTTTGTAAGCAATACACCAAGAAGTGTCCGCTGCTAACTCTTTGCTATCTTGGGCTTGTTCAACTTTGTAAATTTTAATTCCATCACCAGTGAGGACAGGAATTTGCTCAAAATTTTCATCTCTTTTTTGAATTACTTGTTGTCTTACTACAGGAAAATTTCCGTGAACAAAATTGATAAATTCAGTTAAATCATCAAAAGAATTATCATTTATTACAACAACACTTTTATTAACTTTAATATTAGCTGGGTTTAATTTCTTTATATTAATGTATTCAGTAAGATGACTAACAATATCATTAATTGCAAACTCATCAGAATCTCTTGCTAACATCCAAGCAGCAATAGGTTTGAAGACAGAATTGTATTTATCTATTACCGCTCTGTAGTCAGCATAATTTTTTCCAAACTGATTAAAAATAGAAATAAATAATTCTTTTTGCGCAATTACTATTCGATTATTAAACATTGTATTTTCTCAATATATTTGTAAACTTATCTGCCAACTTATAAT